CTTCCTCTCTGCCATAGATACTTTTAAAAGTTTTACGAACTTTTCAAACACAAAAAAAGCCCTTTAAATATTAAGTATTTAAAGGGCTTTTCCTTATTCAAATTGCAAAACGCTTTTAAACAGGTTTAAATCTTTTTTGTTTTTTTGTGGTATTTTATTTGGTATTAGACAAAAACGGATTGGAAAATGCCCAAAATCGTGACCCCGTTGACGCTGGCACAAGTAAAAGCCGCGCGTGCAAAAGATAAAATGTACAAGTTGCCTGATGGCGGCGGCCTCGCTCTTTGGGTGCTTCCATCGGGCAAGAAGTCATGGCGGCTTCAATATCGCCGCCCTATTGATGGCAAGTCAGACACGCTGACGCTGGGACTTTTCCCCAAATTCGGCCTTGCTGACGCAAGGCAATGGCGAGAAGAAATATTAAAAAAAATTACCGAAGGAAAAGACCCTAAAATAATTTCCGATGACGTCGCCGCGAAATATCGATTTGAAAATTGCTTGGCGGTTTGGTATGAACGCTGGGCTAGATCGGGCGGCAAAGATGGCAGCGGAAAAGCGCCGCGTTATGTAAAAGCCGTATTGTCTGCGCTCGAACTGAACGCGATACCAGTTTTTAAAGGCCGCGACATACGAACAATCGAGACGGCCGAGATTGTAGAAATGCTCCGAAAAATGGAAGCGCGCGGCGTGTTGGAATATCTGCGCCGCGTCAAGGGGAATTTGAATCTAATGTTCGACTACTACGTCGCCGACGGAACACTGAAGAGCAACCCCGTGACCGTTATCGGAAAGCAGGTTTTTGATAAGCCAAAAGAGCGACACTTTAAGTCTTTAAAATATGATGAGCTCCCACTCTTAATCGAAAAACTTGAAACCGCCGACGGTATCGGAGACCGTGCGCGCCTGCTGATTTATTGGCAACTCTTAAGCATGACAAGGCCGTCTGAAGCCGCCGGGACGCTACTCAAAGAAATTGACCTTGGGCAGAAAATATGGGAAATCCCACTTGAGAGAATGAAGACGCGGCCGCATATCGTGCCGTTATCATCGGCCCTGCTGCAAATTTATAACGAGGCTATCAAGCTTAACGTCAACGGAATTTATTTATTTGAAGGAAGCGGCTTTACAAAATCGCTAGACCGTGAAACCGTCCGTCTGAAACTGCGGCGGAAAATGAAACTAGACACGACCGCCCACGGCCTCCGAAGTCTTGCCAGAACGTACCTCCGCGAAAAACACAAAATCCGCCGAGACGTAGGGGAATTATTGCTTTCACACGGAATCGCAGACAAGACGGAGAGAGCCTACGACCGCTCCGAACTGCTAGAGGAACGCCGCGAAGCATTGGAATTATTTGGCCGTAATGTGATGGCATTACGCGAAAAATACCGCCGTCAAAAAGACAGCGAATAATTTAGAAAGAAAACGCGGAATTTTGCGTAAAATCGCATAAAAAACGCGTAATAAAAAATATATCAAAGACCGTCAGAATATAAGACTTTGAGTATATCGCCCGACTGCATAAAAATGCAGAGGATTTTTTTAATGCGGAGGCGCGGAGGGCAGTGCGCGGCGAGCCGCTCCGGCGGCGGTCAAAATTTCCGAAAATAAAAAAAGCTGAATCCATTTTCTAGGATTCAGCTTTTCTTTTGAGTTTGATTTTATTTCGGCATTGGCGTTGGCTCTTCGACTTGATAGCTATCGAAGTCAAAGACTTTAAGCCCGATTCGTTCGTTGACATCAATAAAACTTTGCTGCAACGGCTTGACCTCATTCGTTGCAAACACTTTTGCCACCGTCATCGCGTCGCCAAGACCACCGGCAGACTTAGGAACAATCCCCATCAACGCAGGCGGCACGCGATGAATCGCCATCATATCTTCCGCGCTCACAGATTTGATATTGAGAAACTCGTCCTTCGCCGCGACCTCCGCGATGGGAATCAGTTTAATGCCGTCAGGATTTCCGCCCGGAGCGCGCAGCAAAACATTTTTAAAATTGCCGTCGCCTTTTGACTGCCGGAGCTGCGACTTGACCTTATCCCAGCCGTCCTCGTCAATCTGCGTATCAGTCGAATAAAGAATAAATCCAGCATGTGAACCATTCTTATAATAACGGACGCGGAACTTAGTCGCCGCCGAATTTAAATCAATAGAATCCATCGCCGCCAAATAATAAGGAACGCCATAAATTTCCTGTTTCAGATTCGGCTGCATGATATGGATCACATCGTCGCCGGAGATTTTTTCATAGTTCAACTGCACAAAATTATTCCGCAGATAGACAAAGTCTTTCAGATTTGAAGCTCGCCTCATGTACAAAGCCAAGCGGCTTTTCATTCCCACCACCTTGCCCAGCCGATTGCGCTGCATCTCCAGATAGCCATTACCCAAAACCAAATAATTAAAAGCCAGCTTTTCAAATTCCGAGCGGCTCAAAAATTCCGTCGGCTTAAAAGTAACTTTCAAAATGTTCAACTTGGCAAGCAGAGCGGACGCATGGTGCAGCCCTTTAGTCAGCAGGCACTCGACATCGTACAAGTTGACAGGCGGCTCGTACCAATGGCCGTTATCAAAGCAGCCGATAAAGTCGAAAAGACTGTAAACATCTTGATAATCATCAAACGAAAAGACATCACAGTCAAACTGACCCTCTTTTAAAATCTCATTATCCATAATAAAAACCTCTCATTAATAAACATCAACCGAACCACGCTCCGCCGCGCCGTCGAGCGGCTCTTGGTAGAACACCTGCAACGCCGCCCACGCGACATCCGCATGGCTCAACTCTTTCGTCCGACCGCTGACATAGGTCACATTGCGGCCGCTGCCGGTCACAGCCGTGCGAATACTCATAAAAGCGGCCGTGAAATCCTTCCAGTCCAGCTCCCACTCGACGCGTCGCTCACGCATGAGCGCGTGCATCTTATTAATCATCAAATATTTCTCCTGCATCGAATATTGAACCCCGACGACAGGCGGATAGAATCCCTGCACAATCTGAAAGACCGCCGCCCCCAATCCCGTTTTATCGATGACAACTTTCTGAACGTTGTACCGCTCGAACGCCTTTTTAATAAAGGCCGCCTGGCTTTGGAAATCATTGCCGTGCAACATCTGACGCTCAACAATTCGGAACTTATCGCCAGCGAATCGAGGCGGCACGACAGCCACAAAAGCCGCCGCGTCGCCTGAATCGGCTGGATCATAGCCCAACCAAACAGGCAGATTCCCAACAGGGCGCGCCGCGAACGGTTTATAAAATTCCGCCCACTCGTCCCAAGAATCGACCGCGCAGCGTTGCAATGCCGTGAAGTCAAAGACATTGTCGCCGTCCTCCACAAACTCACACATAAAGAGCTGACGAAATTCCGCCGGCGAGTTTTCAAGCAGAAGCTGTTGGCGGTCAAACAAATTACAGCCTCGCCGCTCCGCATCGTCGAGCGTCACAATCTGCCGCCATTGCCCATCTTCGCAGGCGCGGCCGTTAACCAGCGCGGCATGGCTGACATCGAGTTTGATATGCTCCGATTTTTCGCGCCCCTCATTAAATTGCTCACCATTCCAAAACGAATAAGCCGGATGGGAAACCGCCGACGGCGTGGAAAAATAAGTAATTCGATACTGTTTTTGAGAGGCCATCGGTTTAGCCAATCGCGTCAACTCTTTGAAATCAGGAATCCAGAAATACTCGTCAACATACAAATCGCCATGACGGCCTTGAGCCGTGCGCGAGTTCGTCCCCAAAAAGTACAAGACCGAGCCATTGCCCAAGCGAATATCTGCGCCCTTCAGCTCGACGCCAACCATCTGCGCCATATCGATTTGATATTGTTTGAATTGAAACGCCTGCGCCTTCGATGACGACAAAAACACCTTATTTTTTCCAGTCGTCAACGCGTCAACCAATGCCTCGCGCGCAAAGAAAAACGTCGCCCCAATCTGACGACTTTTGAGCAGATTGCGGAAACGTACCTTTTGGTTGTACCAAATCCGCTGATACTCAAACATCTGCTCCCTGAAAATTTCCTGCAATCGCAAGACCTGCTCTGCCGTGAAACTATTCGGCGCAGGCTTCGTTGCCGCGCGCACATTCTCACGCTCCCGACGCTCACGCGGCGGCTTGTCTATAGTCGGCACATCCCAGGGCAGGCCGTCCGAAACAACAGGCGCGGCCACCTGCTCGACTTCATTTAAATCAGGCTGACGCGCGGCAGCTTTCTTTCCGCCCGATACCAGCGCAAAAAGCTGCCGCATTTCCTTATAGTCGGCATCCGATTTCTTCGGCTGCGCAATTAACACATGCAGCCGCATTTCCGCCGACGCAGCCACGCGCACCGCCGGACTGCCGCCGTCCCAATTATCGCGGCTTTTCCACGAGTAAACTGCCGGCGCCTTAAGACCAAGATGTCGGGCAATCTCCGAAATCCGCCAGCCCTGCCAATAAAGCTCACGCGCCATCAAGCGCGGATCGACATTTGGTTTGATTAACGATTCTTTTGTCATCTCAAAAAATAAAAAAGTCTGAAAACCAAACAATCAATGATTTTCAGACCGCCTTAAACCCAAACGCCTTTTAAAAAAATTCTCAAAAATCGCAAAGCATAGATAAAGAGCTTAACGCTTGCCAAACTATACCCATCCACACGCGAGACATCCACCTATGACCTATAAAAAAACCGATTGGCGCGTCATCGGAGTCAGCGGCGAAACCGCCGACGGCCGCACCATCTTGGCCAAAGAGCTGCAAGAAATGGCCGACCAATACGACCCCGAAATCTACGGCGCGCGCATCAACCTCGAACACATGAATTTTCTGTTTCCCGATTTCGCCGGCGGCTACGGCGACGTCGTCGAACTCAAAGCCGAGCCGTGGGCAAAAGACGAAACCAAAACTGCCCTGCTGGCCAAGCTGAATATTACCGACAGTCTCCAAAAACTCTGGGACAGCGGCCAAAAAATCTACACAAGCATGGAAATCACGCCGCGCTTTGCCGATACCAAAAAAGCCTACCTGACCGGCCTCGCAATTACCGACACACCGGCAAGTCTTGGCACGACTGCAAACTACACCGCCGCCAAGAATAAAGCCGAAGAAAAAATCTTTACCGCATACCGACCAACCGAAACGCAGGAAATCGCCATGACCAAGCCTCAAGACAGCAACCAAGCCGAAAACCAAGACAAACCACTGACCGAAGAACACGCAGAAGGCGTTTTCAGACGCCTGTTTGACAAATATTTCGGCAAAAAAGAAAAGCCGGAAACAATCCCAGAAAATACACCGGAAACAACCGACCAAGCTGGGGATTCTCAAGATTACGCCAAATCCGAAGACCTCGACACACTGCGCCAGAAATACAGTCAAGCCGCGCAAATCATCGAGAAACTGGACGAAAAAATCGAAGCCCAGCAAACCGAATACAACGCCCTGCGCGCCGAGTTTGACAAATTAAAAGCCGAAATCGAAGCCGCGCCATATACCGGCCAACGCCAAGAACACAGCGGCTGCCCACCAGCCGCGCGCGTTGCTTGGTAAGAAAACCGAAATCCACCCATCCCCCTAATACCCAATACCACAGAAAGCGCATCATGAATCAAACTGAATTGAGTTTCGCCATCGCCGCGATGATTTCAGAAGTTGCCGCCGCCCAAGGCATCAGCAAAGAGCAAGTCAGCAACGGCTACACCATCGCCCCGACCGCCGTGCAGACCATGTACGACGAAATTGCACAAAACACCGAGCTGCTGCAAAAAATCAACCTGCGCCCGAAAACTGAAAAAGTCGGCGAAGTCATCGGCTTGGCATCAGGTTTGATCGGCAGCAATACCGACACATCCACCCAAGATAAAGAGCGCAAACCTAAGCCGATTCACAACTTGAGCGGCCGCAAATATACGCTCGAAAAAACCAACTTCGACGCAGCCCTGCGCTATGACGAAATCGACCAATGGGCGCACCTGACCGATTTCCCGAAACATATCAACAAAAAAATCGCCGAATCCATCGCTCTGTCTTTGGTCACCATCGGCATGAACGGCACCAGCCGCGCCGCAGATTCCAACAGCACCACTAACGCAATGCTGCAAGACGTTGCCAAAGGTTGGCTGCAAAAAATGCGCGAAGAAAACAAATCACGCTGCATCGGCACCACCGGCACATCGACCGCATCCGTCCCATACGGCCCAGGCGCGACTGACTACAAAAACCTCGACGCAGTTGTAACAGACGCGCTCAACGTCATGATGGACGAACGCTTCGCCGACCGCTCCGACTTCGTCGTCTTGGCAAGCCGCCGCACAGTTGGCGACAAATACCTGCGCATCGTCAACAAATCAGGCGACACAGCCACCGAAATCGAATCAGGCGGCCGTCTGAACAAAGAGCGAACATTGGGCGGCCTGCCGGTTATGTACGTCCCAAATATGCCGCAAAACACCCTGCTGATTACCCCGTTGTCGAATCTGTCGATTTACTACCAAATCAGCGGCGAGCGCCGTCAAATCGTGGACAACCCACGAAAAGACCAGCTCGAGAGCCTGCAATCTAAAAACATCGACTTCATCGTCGAAGAATATGGCGCGTCGGTTTTGATTGAAAACCTGACCTACACCAAATAAAAACAGGGGGCGCAAGCCCACGAAGACAAAAAGAAAGGCCGTCTGAAATGACCCTACTCCGCCAGCATTTCGACCAAAACATTGCCGCAGCAGCCGCAACAGACAACATCGACCTCAACGCCCTGTCTGTCTATCAGCGCCTCTACAAAAGCCTAAAAGACGACAAAGCGATTTTAAAAAACATCGCCTCAATCCAAGACAAAATCAAAGCCAAAGCCGCCATGATTCCGAATTATTCCGACTGGATTCAAGGTGTCATCGATACCGGCCGAGCAGCCGATGACGACCAAGTGACCCCGACGCTCTTGGTTTGGATGATTGACACAGGCGCGCTTGACCAAGCCATGCCGCTGGCGAAGCTCGCCATCGAGACACAAATGGCCTCGACCGACGAATACAGCCGCACAATGCCCGAAATCATCATCGAACAAATGGCCGAGCAAATCAGCGCAGGCAGCGAAATCAGCCTGCCCAACCTGCAAACCCTGATTGATTGGGTAACAGCCAAATCAGACAACGGCCTGCATATCAACAACATGCCCGACCAAATCCGCGCAAAATTGCTCAAAGCCGCAGGCGAGCGCGCCGAAGAGCAAGGCGAAGCCGAACACGCCATCGCCCTCTACGAGCAAGCCCTCGCCTACAACGAGCGCTGCGGCGTCAAAAAACGCATAGACGCGCTGAAAAAACAGCTCGAAAAATAAAAGCTCCACCGCCGTATGGCAGACGGCAGCCTGTCTGAAAGCCCAATCCCTTCCAGCCTGCGCTGCCGCCCCTGCCATACCCCCAATAAAAAAGGCCGTCTGAAATGACCGGATTTAACTTCACTCACGCCGCACCCACAAACACACAAACCATCGACAAACAACACATCGACAGCGGCGACTTTTGGCCGGTCATCGACCTGGACGAACTGCGCCGCGACATGCGCATCGACACCACCATCACGCCCGACCGCCTCTTCGACACCGCCGTCAACGCCGCCGCCTACGTCAACGACCAGCTCAAAGACATCATCGCCATCGTCCCATTGGCACAACACATCAGCCAAACCGACCCACGCCGAATCAACGGCGAGCCGCTCGCCAACATCCGCTACCGCCGCGCCGTGTACAGCTACACCAAAGCCCTGCTCCTAGAGATTTACAACGACTACGACAGCACCGGCAAGACCGCCGCGCGCAGCGACGCCAAACAAGAGACCGCAGAAGACTACCGCCGCGAAGGCCATCACGCCATCGCCGAGCTGCTCAAAAAGCCGCGCATCGATTGCGAGCTGATTTAAAGGCCGTCTGAAATGCACACCCAAAACAACGCCATTATCACGCGCGACGGCGACACCATCAGCCGCCTAGCCTACGAGTATTACGGCAAATCCAGCGGCATGGTTGAGCAAATCCTTGCCGCCAATCCAAAACTAAGCCGCCAAGCCGTGCAACTGCCAGCCGGGCTGACCGTCGTCATGCCGAAAACAGAACAAAACCAAACAATCAAAACTATTAATTTATGGGATTAGAAAACGTGAACGAAACCAAAACCACCACCGCCATCAACGCGGCCGTCATCGTCATCGGCAGTTATCACATGGCCGCCTCTGTTGCCTTCGGCGCAGCCGTCGGTGCCAGCCTGTTTATCCTAAGCCAAAACCAACACAGCCCACTGACAAAGGCTTGGCTCTTCGCCGTTTCCTTTTTCAGCGGCATCTTCGGCGGCGAAACCGCCGCAGGGATTTTTAACTGGGTATTAAGCATCATCCGCCCGGACGCCCAGCCGCTGAAATTTAACGAATTTTTGGGCGCTGCCCTGTTTTCCGCCCTTGTCGTCGTCATCGTCAACCGCCTGATCGACTTTGTCGGCACAGCCAAGATTAAAAGCCAACCCAACCAAAAGAAAGGAGAGAGTGAATGACCCCAATGCAAGCCGCCGCCATCATCTCCCTGACGGCTGCCGGAGCATGGCGCATCCTGTTTTTCGATACACGCGGCCGCACCCATAAACCTCTGATTTGCTTTATTGCCTGGCTCAAATTCGCCTGGATGATTGGCCTCATGATAGCCGTGATATTCAAACTCTACTCCGTCGCCGTGTGGGGGCTGATTTTCGGATTAGCCCTCCATACCGGAGCATTAATTTGGCACGGCGGCAACGTCAACAGCATCCGGCCGACCTCGACCAAACATCAGACCAACCCATAAGAAAGCCTCACAAATGACTGAAAAACAAACCTACACCCTGGGCAAAACCAGCCTGTCAAAATTAAACGGCGTCCATCCCAATCTCGTTAAAGTCATCAAGCGCGCGATTGAGCTGACCAGCCAAGATTTCAGCGTCAACGAAGGG